GGACAATTCGCTGATCCTGTTGCGCTGCCCCGCCGCCGCGCGGCGCTTCGCGCGCGTTTTCGAGGAAATGTGGAGCCGCGAATGAACCCGGACGCCGGCGACGACCCGCACGCCTTTCTGCCCGAGACGCTCGCCGAAGTCGCGCGCGTCGCCGGGGCGGCGGCGGCGCTGGCGCTGGCGCGCGACCGGGGCGGCACGGTCGTCTATATCCCGGTCGCGCCAGGGCCCGATCACTGGCTTGTGAAAAGCGTCGGGCCGGAAGCGGCGGCGGCGATCGCCGCGCATTTCGGGAATTGCCGCGTGCTGATCCCGCTTGCCGGCAATCGCTTCTACGCCCGCGCCGCCGCCGCGAGCGCGCGCATGATGCAGGACGGCGCCTCGACCGCGCAGACGGCGCGCGCGCTCGGCCTGCATGTGCGCACGGTGTTCCGCCACCGGGCCAAACTGCGCGAGACGGACGATAGCCAGGGCAACTTGTTTTAAACGCGTTTTTTTGGCAGTTTCACAGCCGCTTCACGCCCCTTTCCATCACTGGCTGCGCAACGTCTGACGCATGCCCCTGACGCCTGTCACGGGCGGCGACGCCGCGCGCGCGCGCCTATCCTGCCTGCATCTCGCGATCGTCGCGACGGGAGGCGGGCATGGGCTTTCACATCGACCCCGGCATGATGCTGATCGTGCTGACCGCCCTTCTTGGCCTGACGACCGCCGCCATCGGCGAATGGGTCGCCGAAAATCGCGCCTGACCGCGAGCGGGAGAAGATCATGGAGCCGCGCAAATCCACAAAATATCTCGTCGTGCATTGTTCCGCGACGCGCCCGTCCATGGACGTCGGCGCGAAGGAAGTGCGCGCCTGGCATAAACAGAAAGGCTGGTCGGACATCGGCTATCACTTCGTGATCCGCCGCGATGGTCGCGTCGAAAAGGGGCGCGCCGAGAATCTCGTCGGCTCGCATGTCGCGGGCCGCAATGCGACCAGCGTCGGCGTCTGTCTTGTCGGCGGCGTATCCGAAAAGAATTTCACGATCGCTGAAAACAATTTCACAAAGGAACAATTTGCGAGCCTGAAGACGCTGCTCGCGACGCTGGTCAAAAAATATCCCGGCGCCGTCGTGCTCGGGCATCGCGATTTTCCGAAAGTGGCCAAGGCGTGTCCGAGCTTCGACGCGCGCGCCTGGGCGAAGAAGGAAGGTCTGCCGACGTGATCGGCGAGACGCTGCGCTTTCTGGTCGCCGCCATGGCTTTTTCCGTCGCGCTTTTTGGCCTCGCCCTTCTGCTCGCCGGCTGCGCGCAAAACGAGGGCGCGGGCTTTTCAAATGGCGGGCGTCCGCGCGCCGGCCTCGATTGCCGGCGCGTTTTCGCGAATGGCCGCGAGGTCTGGTTCACAATCCCGGCCGGTAAAAAATGCCTGCCCGAATACAGGAGTCGATAATGGAAAACGAAACGAAACACTGGTGGGCCTCGTCGTCGATCTGGGGATCGCTGGTCGTGATCCTCGCGAGCGGCGCGAATATGATCGGCTACACCATCACGCTCGAGGATCAGGCGCAGATCATCGCCACCGCGCATAACGGCGCGCAGCTTGCGGCCAATCTCGCCGCCTTCGGCGGCGCCGTCGTCGCGATCCTCGGCCGCATCCGCGCGACCAAGCGCATCGGCTGATGGCGCTCGTCGCCGAGATCATCGCCCGCGTCGTGGCCGTATTGCTCGGCTTTTTCGAAAGCCGACGCGCGCGCGCGCGGGAGGATGAAAATCTGGCGCGCGCAGCGCGCGCCGGCGCGGCGGCCGAAACGCAGGAAATCATCTCGGAGATCGCCGATGCGCGTTCGACTGTTTCTGATGGCGCTGACGCTGCCGATATCGCTCGCCGGCTGCGCGCCAGACGAGGCGACGGCGGTCCTGACGACAATCCGGACCGCGCCGCCGGGGACACGCCGGGCGGCGATTAAACGCAGCCTCGCGCGCATCTGTCCGGCCCCGATGTCGAACGACGACCTTGAGCGCGCCGCCGACTTTGTCGAGCAGCGCGCGCTGGATCCGGAAGCGGTGTGGGTCGTGCGACGGCTCGACCGGATGGATATCGAGACGCGCATTTGTCGCGGCGTAAAAAAGGAGAGCGGGGCGTGAACGCGGAGCCGATCGAATGGGGGAGCATCGCGCAATGGGTCGGCCCGTGGGTCTCATCCGGCGTCGCCATTTTCATCGCCTCATGGGCGGCGTTCCGGCAACACGACCAGAAAACAATCGACGACATGAAGGCCAGCGTCGACCGGTTGCGCACCGAAATGCGCGCCGACGCGGCCGCGATGCGCGCCGACATCGGCCGCGTTTTCGAACGACAGGATCGCAGCGACCAGCGTCTCTCGGCGGTGGAGATCGAGGTCGAGCATCTGCCGACTCAAACCGAAATGCATCAGCTCGCCGTGAAGGTGACGGAGATCGCCGCGACGATCCAGGCGCGTTTCGAGGCGATCGGCGGCAAGCTCGACCTCGTCATCCAGCAAAACGAACGCGCGCAGGATCGCCTCGCGGACAAGGAGGGCGGACGATGAGCATGGGCGACGTGCTGCGGGAACACGCCCGCGCGCATATTCTGAACACGCTGGCGGGCCAGCCCGACCTGCGTCTCAATTCGCCGATGCTGCGCGACGAACTCGCTGCGCGCTGGGCAATCAACCGGCCGCTCGACTGGATCCACGCCGAACTCGCCTGGCTTGCCGACATGGGCGCGGTCAGGACGCTTGCCGTCGGCGAGATCGTCATCGCCGAAATCACCACGCGCGGGCTCGATCACGTCGAGCGCCGCCGTCTGATCGAGGGCGTGAAACGCCCTGGCCCGGGCGCCTGACATGCGCGACGACGGCCGCAACGTTCTCAACTCGCTCGACCTCGTGCCGGACGCGGGTCGCGATGCGGTCGCATGGGCGATGGGCGAGCTGAACAAACGCGCCCGCACGCAGGCCGATATTCTCTTCGAGCTGAACGACCGGCTCGCCGCCGCCGGCGTCGATCCCATTTCCAAATCCGCGTTCAATCGCGTCGCCGTGCGCTGCTACAACCGCCGGATGCGCAACGAGGAGCACGCCGCCGTTCTGACGATAACCGCCAGAAATCTCGAGGCGGAGCATATCGATCTGAACGACGCGGTGCTGACCGAAATGATCAAGACGCTGGTCGCCGAGGTCATCGACGCGCATGAAGGGCAAATCGACCCCGAGGGCGCCGCCTTTCTCGCCCGCGCCTATCGCGACGTCAAAACCGCCGAGAGCCTGTCGCGCGAGCTGCAGGACAAACGGCAGAAGCAGCTTGAGAAAACCGTCGACGCCGCGACGAAGGCCGTCGGCCGCGCGCGCGGCCTGAGCGCCGAGACGATCGAACAGCTGCGCGCCGAGATCCTCGGCGTCAAACCGGTCGCATGAACGGATGGCGAGCGACGATCTCACCGCGCGGCTGATCGACGAGGACGCCTGGCGGGCGCATCGGATCGAGAGCCTCGCGCGCGCGCCGGAAGCGCTGGCGACCGATCGCGGCATTCCCGCCGTGCTGCTGCCCTATCAGGCGGCGCTGCTGCGCACGACCGCCGCCAACGCCGTCACCGTCGTCGAGAAAAGCCGCCGCACCGGCCTGACATGGGCGGCGGGCGCCGACGCCGTTCTGACCTCGGGCGCCGAGCGCGCGGCCGGCGGCATGGACACGCTCTATATCGGCTACAATCTCGACATGGCGCGCGAATTCATCGACACGGCGGCCATGTGGGCGCGCAGCTTTCTCAAGGCCGCCGCCAGTCTTTCGGTCGAGGAATTCCTCTTCGACGACGGCGATTCCGATAAATCGATCCAGGCCTTCCGGATCAAATTCGCCTCCGGCTTCGAAATCGTCGCGCTCGCCTCGCGGCCGCGCTCGCTGCGCGGCCGGCAGGGCTATGTGATCATCGACGAGGCCGCCTTCCATGACGATCTCGACGGCGTGCTGCAGGCGGCGCTGGCGCTGTTGATCTGGGGCGGCAAGGTGCTGGTGATTTCGACGCATAATGGCGCGGAGAATCCCTACAACCGGCTCATCCTCGACATTCGCGGTGCGCGCAAGCCCTATGCGCTGCTGCGCATCGACTTCGACGACGCGCTGCGGCAGGGGCTCTATGAGCGCGTCTGTCTCGTGAAGGGAGAAGCCTGGAGCCCGGCGGCGGAGGCGAAGTGGCGCGCCGACATTATCGCCTTCTATGGCGCGGCGGCCGACGAGGAGCTGTTCTGCATTCCCGCCGACGGCGGCGGCGCATGGCTGCCGGCGCCGCTGATCGAAGCGCGCCAGCGCGGCGGCGTTCCCGTGCTGCGCATCGCGCGGCCCGACGCCTTCACCCATTGGCCGGAGCATCTGCGCGAGGCGGACGTGCGCGACTGGTGCGACCGCGAAATCGCGCCGCTGCTCGCGACGCTCGATCCGACGCGCCAGCATTATCTCGGCGGCGACTATGGCCGCGTCTCCGATCTCACCGTGCTCTGGCCGCTGGCGGTGACGCAGACGATGAAGCGGATCACGCCCTTCGTCGTTGAAATGAAGAACATGCCGTTCGATCAGCAAAAGCAGATCCTCAAATATATCTGCGACCGGCTGCCGCGCCTCGCCGCGCAGAAACACGACGGCACGGGGCTTGGCATGGCCATCGCCGAATTCGCCGTGCAGAGCTACGGCGAACACCGCGCCGAGGCGGTGACGCTGTCGCAGCTCTGGTATCGCGAGAATGCGCAGCCGCTGAAAACCGCCTTCGAGGACGACGCCATCGAGATTCCGATGGACGCCGATATCGCGAGCGATCTGCGTCTCGTGACGGTGAAGGCGGGCGTGCCTTCGATCCCGCCGCTGAAAAGCGGCGTCCGCAAGAACCGCCACGGCGACGGCGCCGTCGCCTTGATGCTGGCCTATGCGGCGACGCGGGCCAGCGTCGCCGAATATGGCTACGACCCCGCGCCGCCTGTCGTCGATCCGCGCGGCGGCGACTGGCTCTTCCCCGAAACCGCGCGCGCCCGCAGCCTCTGGTGAGATCATGAAAACGAACCGATCGGGGATCCTCGGACCGGACGGCAAGCCGATCGTCCTCGCCGATCTCGGCCGCGAAAAAGCCGCGCCCGAGAAATATGGCGCGCGCGCCATTTTACATTACCAGGAGGCGACCGGGCTCACGCCGACGCGCCTCGCCGAGGTGATGCGGCAGGCGGCGCTCGGCCATCCGCGCGCCTATCTCACGCTCGCGATCGACATGGAGGAGCGCTACCTCCACTACGCCTCGCAGCTGCAGACGCGCCGCCTCGCGCTCGACGGCGTCTCGCTGTCGGTCAGCGCGCCGCCCGGCGTCGACGCGAAGGCGGTCGATTTCGTCGAGAGCCTCGTCAGCGATCCGGGCTTCCCCGAACTCGTGCAGTCGCTGCAGGACGCCGTCGGCAAGGGCTATGCGGTCGTCGAACCGATCTGGGATTATCAGGACGGCGCGCTGCGGCCGGTCGACTATCGGGAGCGTGACCAGCGCTTCTTCCGCTTCGACGAGACGACGCAACAGGAGCTGTGCTTCCTGCTCGATTCCGGCCTGCCCGGGGCGCCGCTGCGCGCGCCCTATTTCATCACCCATCAGCCGCGCCTGCGCGCCGGCGTTCCGGTCCGGCGCGGCGTCGCCCGCGCCGCCGCCTGGGCCTATGTGATGCAGAGCTTCGCATTGCAGGACTGGGCGGCCTTTTGCGAAATCTACGGCGTGCCCTTCCGGCTCGGCAAATATCACAGCGGCGCCACCGAGCAGGACAAGATGACCCTGCTGCGCGCGGTGCGCAGCATCGCCAATGACGCGGCGGCGATCGTGCCGGAAGGCATGACGATCGAATTCCAGGAGACGAACGGCGCGCGCGGCGAAGCGGTCTTCGGCAATTTCATCTCCTATCTGGACCAGAAAATCTCGCTGATCATTCTCGGCCAGACGATGACGTCTGAAGTCTCGAAGCATGGCGGCTCGCTCGCCCAGGCGCAGGTGCAGGAGAATGTCCGCATGGATATCGTCCGAGCGGATGCGCGGCAGACGGCGGCGCGTCTGAACGAGGATCTGATCCGGCCGGCGGTCGCGATGAATTTCGGGCCGCAGAAAGTCTACCCGACGCTGATGATGGAGCTGTCGGAGAATGAGGATCTGAACGCGCTCGGAGCCTTTCTCGACAAGACGATCCCGCTCGGCCTGCAGGTCTCGCAGAAATTCGTGCGCAAGCGCGCCTCGATCCCCGAGCCCGAACCCGACGAGGACCTGCTCGGCGCGCCCGCGCCGCCGCGCGACGCGACGCAGAACGCGTCAAACGATGCGCCGTCAAACGATTTGACGCCGAAGGATGCGCCGAAAGACGCGCCGCCGGACTCCGCGCGCAAGGCGCGGCTCGCGCTCGGCGGCTGTCCGTCCTGCGGCGAGACCGCGCGTTTCGCCGCTGATGATCCGACATCGACGCCGACATCGACGCCGACCGCGCCGGACGAGACCGACGAAATCGTCGACGCCGCGCTCGCCGACGAGGGCTTTCGCGAAATCCGCGATCCGCTGCTCGCCGGCCTGCTCGCCGCCGTCGGCGAGTCGACGGGCTTCGACGATCTGCTGGCGCGTCTCGACACGGCTAAAATCGACAGCGCGGCGCTGGTCGAAAGACTGACGCTGGCGACGGCGAAAGCGCGCGGCCTCGGCCGGATGCGCGACTGATGCGCACGCCGCTGAAGGGCCAGCCCGCGCGCGGGTTCCGGACGCCGCCGGAAGTCACGGAATTTTTCCGCGACAAGGGGCTGCGGCCGTCTTTCTCGTGGCAGGATATTTTCGCGCAAGAGAACGCGCTCGACTTCACCGTCGCCAAAGCGGTCGAACTCGAATTGCTGACAGCGTTCCGCACGAGCATCCAGACCGCGATCGACAATGGCGAAGGCTTCGGGAGCTGGCGCGAGAAGATCGTCCCCGAGCTGCAGCGGCTCGGCTGGTATGGCCGTCGCAGGGTCGAGGATCCGACCGGCGCATGGAAATCGAAGATCGTCGATTTCTCGCGGCCGGCGCGGCTGCAGATTATTTTCTGGTCCAATGTGCGCGCGGCGCGCGCCGCCGGCCAGTGGGAGCGCGCGCAGCAGACGAAGGGCGCGCTGCCCTATCTCGTCTATGCGCGCACGAAATCGATTGATCCGCGCGCCGAACATCTCGCATGGGTCGGCGTCATGCTGCCCGTCGATCATCCCTTCTGGGCGACGCATTTTCCGCCCAACGGCTGGAACTGCAAATGCAGCACGCTGCAGATCACGCGCCGCGCCTATGACGACTTCAAAAGCCGCGACGGCTATACGCCCGACGCGCCGGAGATCGAGTGGAAGACCTTCGCCAATGCGCGCACCGGCGAAGTGACGCGCGTGCCGGCGGGGATCGATCCCGGCTGGCATACGAACCCCGGCGTCGCGCGGGCGCGCACGCTGGTCGACGCCTTTTCAAACCGGCTGAAGATGGCGGGGGAGGCGGATGCGCGCGCCGCGATCGAACGCTTCGTCAATTCGCCGACGCCGGCCGCGCTGGCGGCGATCGGCGGCGAGAGCTTCAATCTGCCGGCGGCGATGATGGACGGGCGGATCGTCACGGCGCCGTCGTCGCGCCTTGCCGGCAAACGGCCGGCGATCCGGCCGCGCGATCTGCCGCTTGTCCAGAAGGTCATCGACGCGGCGGCGGCGCGCGAGGCTTCGGCGCGCGGCGGAACGATCCTGCGCGCGCTGGTCGACGGCGCAAGGCGCGCGCTGACGCTGTCGCGGCTGCTCGAAATTCTGGGATTGCGCGATGAAAAATAAAACGCCGGAGCGCCGCCGCGATCCGCTGCTCGCCGCGCGCGAGAAAACGCATGGCGATTTCGACGACGTGGCCGAACTGGCGCAGGCGCTGAAATGGCTCTTCCGTTTAAGCCCGAACTGGTCCGCGCTGCCGCCTTACGCGCGCGAGGCGTTTGAGATGAAAGCGACGAAACTCGCCCGCTATCTCTGCGGCGACGCGGCCTGCGCCGATCACCTCCTTGACGACATCGGCTATAACCGGCTTATTCTCGAACGGGCCGCGAAAGAAGCGCCTCGAGGCAAATCGACAGAAACGCCCCGCAGGCGCGCGAAGCCGCTTCAAGGCCGCGATCGTCGCGGCCGCGCGAAAAGACGCATCAGCGCGGTTTAATCCCGCTTTAATTTCGATTTAAATTCCATGTCCCGCCCGCGAGCGACGCGCGGGAGGGATTTCGCCGCGCTGACAGCTGTCACGGGCGCGGCGCAGACGGCGGCGGCGCAATCTCCGCCGGACATGAGCCAGCCCGCTTTCGCCCATCACGCCCTCGCGGCCGCATTGCCCGCCGACGCCGACGCCGCGCCGCCGGAGTGGATCGCGGTGTTTCCGAAAATCGGCCCGATCGAGACGCGCGACGGCCGTCGCTTCACGATCGACGCCCCGGCGCTGGTCGCGCGCTTCAACGCCGACGGCGTGCATCTGCCGGTCGACATCAATCATGCGACGCATCACGCGGCGGCGACCGGCGCGCGCGCCGACGCGGTCGGCTGGATCACGCAGCTCGAGGTGCGCGACGGCGCCCTGATGGGCAAGGTCGACTGGCTCGACGCCGGCCGCGCCGCGCTCGCCGCCCGCGCCTATAAATTCATCTCGCCCGATTTCTTTCACACCGCCGACAAGGTGACGACGTGGCTGCGCTCGGTCGCGCTCGTTACGGCGCCGGCGCTCGCCAACCAGAAGGCGCTTGCGGGCGCCCTTGCTCCGGAGATCCCCAAAATGGAAAAACTCGCCGCCGCCCTTGGCGTTGTCGCCGACGCCAGCGAAGACGCGCTCGTCGCCGCGCTTGGCGCGGGCTTCGTCGAAAAGAAGGTGCATGACGCCGCGCTGGCGCAGCTCGCCGCGACATCGACCGAGCTGGCGGAGATCAAGGCGAGCGCGCGCAAGGCGCGCGTCGACGCGCTGATCGAGGGCGCGCTCGCGGAAAAGAAAATCCTGCCCGCCGAGAAAGAGCATTACGTCCAGCTCTGCGCGACTGACGCCGGCTTCGACAGCGTCAGATCGCTGCTCGCCGCCCGCGCCGCCGCCTTGCCGGGCTCGGGTCTCGACGACAAGCGCGCGCCGGAGGCGGGCGAAGACGCCGCCGCCGCGACGCCGGCGCAGTTGGCCGCCGAGGCGGGAAAACTGCTCGCCGACGGCGGCGCCGCAGATTATTTCGCCGCCTATCAGGCCGTGATGACGAAGCACGGCCTCGCCTGAGCGTGGCCGGTCCCAACCCGTAACCCGGAGACGCTTTCATGACCGCGCTCGCGAAGTTCCTTCCTCTTTCCGCCACCGGCGCCATGGCGGCCAACACCATCGTGCGCTTCACCGCCAATCGCGGCGAGGTGACGCCGGCGACCGCCGCGACCGACAAGATCGCGGGCGTGCTGGCGCTGGGCGCGTCTGCGGCCGGCGACATGGTTGATGTGGCCTATGAAGGCGTGCATGAGGTTGTCGCGGGCGGAACGATCGCGGCCGGCGATCCGCTGACGACCAATGCGTCGGGTCAGGCGATCGTCGCGACCTTCGCCGCCGGCCAAATGCGCCATGTCATCGGCTTCGCGCTCGTCCCGGCCGTCGCCGGCGATGTTTTCCGATTCCAGATCCAGCGTCAGGTGATCGCGGGCTAAGGCCCGCGGTCCGCGCCGCGTCATAAACAAAAGAGGTCATCATGCCTGTCGCCCGCACCTTTACCGTCAATCCGGCGCTCACCGGTTTTGCGCTCGGCTATAAAAATCCCGATGTCGCCTTCATCGCCGACGAAGCGCTGCCGCGCGTGCCGGTGCCGGCCGAGCGATTCAAGTGGCTCGAATATCCGCTGGCGGAAGCCTTCACGGTTCCGGATACGAAGGTGAGCCGGAAGGGGCGTCCGGCGGAAGTCGAATTCTCGGCGATCGAACGCGACGGCTCCGTCGAGACCTATGGCCTGCAGGACCCGATCCCGCAGTCGGATATCGACAGCGCCGCCGCGCAGCGCGCCGCCGGCCTCTCGACCTACGATCCGATGATGCGCGCGACGGCGATGCTCACGCATCTGATGGCGGTCGACCGCGAGGTGCGCGTCGCCAGCCTCTATTCGAGCACCGCCAATTATGACGCCGCGCGCGTCTTCACCCTCGCGACCGCGACGACGCGTTTCGACGATTATGTGAACAGCGATCCGATTACGACGATCATGAACGCGATCGACTCGGTGCTGATCTATCGGCCGAACACCTGCGCGATGAGCGAGACGGTCTGGTCGAAGCTGCGCCGGCATCCCAAGCTCGTCAAGGCGATCCGCAACAGCTACAGCGGCGAAGGCCAGATCACGCGACAGGAGTTCTCCGACTTCTTCGAGATCCCGCGCTTCCTTGTCGGCCAGGGCTATGTGAACACGGCGCGCAAGGGCCAGACGGCGTCGATCTCGCGCATCTGGGGCAAGAACGTTTCCTTCACCTACATCGACCGCGCCGCCGGCCCGGACGGCGGCATGACATGGGGCTTCACGCCGACCTTCGGCGGGCGCATCGCCGGCACGCTCTTCGATCAGGATATCGGCCTCAAGGGCGGCGAGGTTCTCCGTGTCGGCGAGCAGCTGAACGAGCTGGTCGTGGCGAAGGCCGCCGGCGCGCTCATCGTCAGCGCGATTTCGTGACGCGACGCGCAGCGACGCAGCGGTGCGGGGCAGGGTCCCGCGCCTTCGACACCAACCCCGGAGCACACGATGGCCGACGAAACACAGCCGACCGAAGCCGCGCCCGCCGCGCCTGCCGCGCGCGGCGCCGCAAAGCCGGAAAAGTCCAAAAGCGTATCGGAGCCGACGCAGTCCTTCGTCGCGCGGTTCTCGATCGTGACGCCGGCCGGCACGCTGGCGCCGGGCGATGCGATCGAGCTGACCCGCGCAGCGTGGGATGAACTTACGGCGATCGGCGCCATCGACGGCGTCTGGACCGACTGATCGCCGCCGCGCGCCATCCTGCGCGCAGCCCTTTTACGAGAGATGCGTTCATGGCCGATCCTTTCGCAACAATCGAAGACGTCCAGAACCGCTATCCGGGCGAGTCGGCGCTGCTCTGCGCCGACGAGCACTCGCGCCTCCCCGACTGGGCGCGTTTCGACGCCGCGCTTTCCGACGTCTCGACCGAAATCCGCATCATCCTGCAGGCGCGCTACACGCCGACGCAGCTGGGCCAGCTCGACGACGCCTCACTCTCGGCGCTGCGCGTCTTCGCCGTCGATATGTCGATGTATCGCGTCGCCGTGTCCTTCGCGCGCGGCTCGGACATTCTCAAAAGCCGTTACGACATGGCGATCGCGCGGCTGGAGGGAATCGCCTCCGGTAAAAAGGGCGCGCTGACCTTCACCGTCGGCGCGCCGGCGGTCGACGGCGTCGCGCCGACGCCCAGCGCCGGCGAGGCGCTGGTGATCGCGCCCGAGCGCCAGTTCACGCGCGCCAATGCGGAGCGCTGGTGATGGACGCGGGCGTGCGCATCGATGTCGACATGGCCGATCTCGGGCGCGTCAATGCGCTCGTGACGCGGCTCGCCCGTTTCGACGCGCGCCAGCTCGTCTCCGATCTCGTCCGCGTCGGCGAAATGCAGACGAAGACGCGGGTGCGCAATGGCGGGCCGGCGCCCGACGGCGCGCCGTGGAAGCCCAATCTCGAAGGCACGGCGATCCTCTATCGCACCGGCCAGCATCTCGACGGGCAGATCATGTCGACCGCGTCCGGCGATCGCGGCGAATGGGGCTGCGCCTGGGAGTTCGCGCACATCCATCAGGAAGGCGCGACGATCGTTCCGAAAAACGCGTCTTTTCTCGCCTTTCGCGTGCGCGGCAAACGCGCCGTGGCGCGCAAGGTCACAATCCCGCCGCGCCCCTTCGTCGGCGTCTCGCCCGCCGATGCGCAGGAGCTGCGCGAAACCGTCACGGATTTCATGCGGAGGATGATGTGACGACGCTGGCGCGGGTCGACATTCTCGAGACGGCGCGGCTATTTCCGCTGCGCAGCGCGATCGTCGACCGCTTCGCCGCGCGCTTTCCCGATGTCGAGGTGCGCGCGCATCCCGGTCGTCTCGACATGGGCGACGTGCTGGAGAAAGGCGTCTTCGCCGCGCCCTCGATCGCGATCGCCGTCAATCGCGCGCGACCCGATCCGCGGCTTTCGCAGGCCGACGATCTCGTCGCCGAAATCGCCGCCTATGTGGTCTGCGAGGATATGATGATCGCGGGACGGCGCGTCGAACGCGACGAATTCGCGCTCGCGCTGTGCGAGGCCATGCTGAAGGCGCTCGCCGATAATGATTTCACCCATTTCGTGGCCGATCTCGGCGACGTCGAAGACGCAAAGGCCGAGCCGGTCTTCACCATGAAGACCTTCGAGCACGGCACGGTCTTCTATGCCGTCACCTGGAAACAGACGCTCTACGCCGTCGCCGATCCGGCCTTCGCCACGGAGCTGTCATGACCGCGCTCGCCCGCGAACTCCGCTATGTGCGCCGCGAACTGGTGCGGCTCAACAAGCGCGTCGCCCTGGCGCATCTCGAAGGTCCCGTCGCCGAGCAGGACAAGGACAAGTGGCGCGTGCGCATCGAACTCGGCCGCGACGAAAACGGCGAGAAAATCCTTTCGCCCTGGGTGCGGCCGCACAGCAATTCGGCCGGCGCCTATAAAGCAAGCCCGGCGCTGCCCGCCGTCGGCGACAAGATGCGGCTTTTCTCGCCATCGGGCGTCGTTGGCGCATCGAGCTACGCGATCGCCAACGCTTTCGACGAGGAAACGACGCGTCCGTCCAATCAGGACAAGGACGAGGCGGTGCGCGAATTCGACAAGACCCGCGTCGCGCAGACGAAGGACAAGCTCACGCACAAGACCGAAAAGACGACGGTCACGCAGGAGAAGGAAAAGATCACGCATCAGACCGAGAAGGCGAAGATCACGCAGGAAGGCGAAAAAATAAAACACGAGACCGAGAAGGCCTCGGTCGAGCACACGAAGGACGCGATCAAGGTGAAGGCGGAGAAGAATTTCGACGTCGAAACCGAACACGCGAAGATCGTCGGCCGCACGACCGAAATTCACGGCGACTCGATTGCGCAGATCAAATTCGTCGTTGGCGGCCAGCACTTCAACATTCATCCGAACGCCATCGTGCCGGCGGCGGCCGGCGCCTAGGAGCGATTATGAGCGCAGAGAAGAAACCCTATGTCACCACGGCGCGCGCCGGCTTTGTCGTCGCCGGCCGTCGTCTGCCGACAGTCTATGCCGACGACGGCGCAGCGTCGCCGCCGGTCGGCTATCCGCTCGAGCTGTTCGACGCCGAGGCTGAATATGAACTGGCGCAGGGCACGATCGTTCCGGCGCCCGTTAAAGGCGGTTTAAAGCCGGCTGAAGGCGCCGGAAAATGATCAACTACCGGTCGGGATTGTCGGCTGAAACGGGCGCGCCGCTTACGGGCTACGCGCATCTGCAGCAGTCGCTTCTCAAGATCATCATGACGATCCCGACCGAACGCGTCATGCGGCTCGATTTCGGCCTCGATCCGGCGCGCCGCCTCGGCCGCAATATCTCCGCCATCCTCGCCGCGACGCTCTATCACGACCTCGTCGTCGCGGTTCATGCCTACGAACCCGAATTTCGCATCGCGCGTATGCAGCTGCTCGAGGTGACGCGATTGGGCGGTCTCGCGGTCTATATCGAAGGCAAATATTTTCCCGAAGGGCGCCTTGGAAACTACAGGCTCGAAGAGCCGGCGAATTTCAATATTCCGCTCGCCCTGTTGCGCCGGGAGGCGGTGTGATGCCCCGCTTCGTCGCAGAGCCGCTGGACCTTTCGCGCCTGCCGGCGCCGGCGGTTATTCGCGACATCAGTTTCGAGGCGATCCTCGCCGCGCGCATCACAAGCCTGCAGGGTCGCTTTACGGCCGCCGGGATCGAATACGACGTATCGTCGCTCGAAACCGATCCGGCCGTGATCCTGCAACAGGAAGACGCCTATCGGGAAACGCTCGATCTCGCCGCAATTAATGACGCCGCAAAGGCGGTGATGCTGCCTTATGCGCTCGGCTCCGATCTCGACGTGATCGGATCGCTGTTCGGCTGCTATCGCATGACAGGCGAGGACGATACGCGCTATCGGATGCGCGTCGCGCTGATGCCGGAAGCCTATGCGTCCGCCGGTTCTGCTGGCGCGTATATCTATCACGCCATGACCACCGACACGGCCGTGCGTCATGTCTGGGCGGATTGCCCCTCGCCGGGCCTTGCGCGGATCGTGATCCTCGGCACGGCCAACGGAACCGCGACGCCGGCGGCGCTGGTCACAAAGGTCCAGATGCGTCTCGGCGAAGACGACATCCGGCCGCTGACCGATCACGTCGTCACGCTCGGCGCGGAAATCGTGAATTACAGCATGTCGGTGCGCCTTACGGTCCCGCCCGGACCCGATCCTTCCGTCGTGCGCGAGATTGCGCGCGCGGGGCTGCAAAATCTCGCGGCGGCGCGTTACCGCGTGAACGCGGGGATTGATCTTTCTGCAATCGTTGGCGCGGCCTATGCGCCGAATATCCGGAAAATTCTTGTCCAGTCTCCGGCCGCCGACATCGCGGCGTCGCCGCTCGCGGCGCCATGGTGCACAGGCATAACGGTCGAAACGGAAGTCGCCGATGACTGACACCGTTTCTCTTCTGCCCCAGGGCGCCACGAAATGGGAAACGGCGCTGTCGCTGACCAATGCGGCGCGCCGGCCGCTGCCAAGCGAGCTGATCAAAACCGTCTGGAACGCCGACACCTGTCCGGCGCATATCCTCGACATTCTTGCGAATGAATTGTCGATCGATGTCTGGGATTCCGCGTGGGACGAGCAGCGCAAACGACGCTGGATCAAGCGCGCGATCCCGCTGCATCGGATCAAGGGCACGCTGGCGGCGATCCGCGAATATCTGGAGCAGACCGGCGGCGAAATCATCCGCGTTATTCGGCCGCCGGAAGGCTTCGTGCTGGCCGACAGCCAGACGCCCGAGGATTATGAGCGCTGGGTGCGCACGCTCCCGCAGGTGCGGATCTATCAGGATCGCGTCACGTCGACGCTCGGACCGTTTCTCGCGACCGAAATCGGCGCCTTCGATCTCGATGCGCTGGACGAATTGCCGGACCCGCTCGAAACCGGGCGCAAGGCCGTGCTCTGGCGCAATGGCGTCGAAACGCCGGTCGGCGTCGACGATAGCGGCGGGCTGTCGTCGCTGACCGTTGCGCTGCGCGTCCCGCTAAACGCCTTCGGCGCGCTTGGATTCGACGAAGGCTGCCTCGCCGGGCCCGACGATCTCGCGCCGATCTACCGGATGGGCGTTTCCTACGACCAGACGCGGGCGCTCAATCCGATTTCGCCCGGCGTGCGCCTGCAAATCGTCGAAGCGGAGACCGTCTCGGAAGTCCTGCCAGCCTATGGAGCCTTCGGCGATCTCGGCCTTCTTGATGTTGACTATTTCGCCGACGAGCTCGTCAGTCAAATCTACTACCGCATCCCCATCATTGAGCCGGGCGATGCGCAGTCGTCGAAGATCGGCGACGTTTTCGGCGCCCTCGACGTTTCCCGTTTCGGCATCGCGCCGCATCGGGCCGAGCTGGCGGTCTATGTCCCGGGCGTCTGGTGCGAGGCCGCAATGGCGCTCGACTGGAGCCCGTTC